AGCATCGCGGCGGGCTCGAACTCTTCGCTCGCGCTCTACGCGAAGTGGCTCAAGGTGCCGGACCCTCCCCGTATCAGCTCGATGAGCGTCATTCGCTGCGACTCTTCGGGCACGGCGGACGACGAGGGCACGTACGGCAGGGTGGCAGTCGAGTGGAGCGTAGACACAACCAGCGATACCGTGCCCGACAACACCGGCACGGTGACGGGGACCATCCGCGCGGACGGCGGATCGTCCGAGCGGGCGATCGCGTTCTCCTCCGGGTCCTCCGGCACGTCGGGCACGGCGGTCGCCATCGTAGACAACTGCGACATCGACACGCAGTACCTCGTCACGGTGACCGTGACGGACGAGGTGGCATCGACCACCCGGACCGACATACTCACGCGGGCGAGGTTCGTGCTCGACTTCCGCAGGGGCGGCAACGCCATGGGAATTGGCAGCGCCGCGCCGCAGGACGGCCTCGAGGTGGGATGGGACGCCCAATTCGACCAAGACCTGACCGTGCTGGGCAACATCGATGCGGCGAACCTTGCGGAGCAGGAGACGAGCACCGTCAGCGACGTGATCTCGCCGGAGGGCACGTGGGGCGTCAGCAGCGCCGTAGTGCGCGGGTGGGGGCACCTCCGCTGCCTCCTCCTCAACGTCACGAACTCCACCGCAATGGCCGCCGGATCGAACCCCACGCCCATAGGAACCATACGGGAGGAGCACAGGCCCAGGTCGATGGCGACCTTCGGCTGCGCCAACGGGGGCGGCTGGGTGGACACCACTGGTAAGGTCTACTTCGCCCCGTTCGTAGGCATGAGCGCCAACAGCTCGTTCTACCTCTCCTGCACCTATTACGCATAAGGGCGAGGAGCCCAGACGGAACGGGATCGCGCACAGCACAGAGCGGAGGCAGGCATGGCAATCCAGAACAGGCGCGGCATATTCGACCGCTTCGACCCGACCAAGATGCTGCCGGGAGAGTTCGCCGTCGTGGTCTCCGGCGACCCGGACACGGTGGACGGGCGCAGCGTGTACATCTGCTTCTCGGCTGGCACCACCAAGCGCCTCGCCACGTGGGAGGACATGGCCGGGGACCTCGCCAACGCCTTCGAGGAGCTCGAGGCGGAGTTCTCCTCGGACATGACCGCCGCAACCAGTGCGGCAACATCGGCGGCGCAGGCGGCAACGGCCTCCAAGAACGCGGCCGACGTGGCGACCCAGAGCGCCACCGAGGCGGCAGCGGACGCGCGCGAGGCCGCGGCGGAGGCCCGCGGCGCCGTGGACCCCGACATGCGGATCTACCTCACCCGCGACATAGTTGGGAACATCGACTACCCCACCATCGTGGACATGACCGACGAGTAGAGAGAGGCACGAGAATGGCGGACAGACTACACTGGGCAACCGACGAGACCCTCCAGCGCATCGCGGCCGCGCTTGAGCGCAGCTCGATCGTCTCGCAGCTGGTATGGGACAGCGCGAACGGGCGCTACACCGACCAGAGCGTTGCGGCCATGCTTGAGGCGCGCCGCGACGGGCTCGCCTACGGCGTGAGCATCCCCAAGGGATCCGCGACGGCGTGCACCAAGACCGGCGCCAACGCGGGCATCGCGGCGCCGACCCCCGGCTACGTGGGCAGCCCCGCGATCGACCCGTACACCAACCTCGGGCCCTTCTTCCACATCGACTGCAACGGCACCGTCGACGCGGACGGCACCCCGCACGTCACGGCGATCGAGGGCGACGGGCGCTTCAAGCGCGATGGCAGCAACGGGAACGTCTGGGTCCTCGCACCGGTCCTCTGGTGGCTCATGGAGGACGGCACCGACGCCGTGAGCCTGAGCATAAGCGACACGCAGCTCGCCGGGCTCTCGCTCCAGCCGCAGGCCAAGCTCCCGGACGGCGCGCAGCGCGCGTTCATGCTCTACGCCAAGTACGCGGGCAGCAACGACGGCAGCGACAAGATGGCGAGCGTGAGCGGCGCGAAGCCCTGGAACCGCTCCGTCTCCCACAACAGCCTGATCACGCAGACGGCGACCGCCTCGACCGGCTACAGCGGCAAGAGCATCGCCGACGACTGGTACGTGAAGGTGATGTTCATGGTCAAGTACGCGACCAAGAACAGCCAGTCGGTCCTGTGCGGCTGCTCCGGCTACAACTTCCAGTACAGCCCGGCCGTGGCGGAGACCGGCACCACGCGCGTGATCCTCACCAACGACCAGGCGGCCAACCTGCTGGTCGGCTCCGCCATGATGCTGGGCTCGCACACCGGCGCATCGTCCAACGACCGAAACACCGCCGTGAACTTCGACATATTCGACGGTGTGAGGATCGCCAGCATCACCGACTACGACGCCGACCACAAGGCCGTCAACATGAACACCGCCCAGACGTTCGACACCGCGACGACCCAGCTGTTCAGCACCTCGCCCTGGTGGACGGGCGTGCTCGACGACGTGGAGGGCGACGGCGCGCGATCCGCGGCAGGTCGCACCAACGGCATGGAGCCCTGCAAGATCCAGGGAATCGAGACCATGATGGGCCTGCTCGAATGCCTGGGCGACGTGATCGTCAACGGGGACGCGGAGCTCGGCTGGGAGCCGTGCGTGAACTACGACAGCCGCAACGAGGCCACCAGCGTCACCGCCGACTACGTGCACAGCGGCAAGTACATGGTCGCCGGCTCCTCCGCCGCCCACCACTACCCCCTGTACCCGTACAACGCCGGCGGGCTCCTCATGGGCCAGGGCGACGGCGCGAGCCAGTCGACGGGCATGTGCGACTCTCAGTACACGAGCGCGCTGGGCACCGGCACGAAGGAATGGCTTGGCCTCGGCGGCTTGATCTACGCCGGGAATGCGGGCCTCTGGTATGTGCTCGGCGACCGCGGCCTCACCCTCGCGAGCTGGCACTTCGGCTCCCGGCTCTCTGGCACTGGTCGGGGCCGCGCGTAGCGCGGGCCCTTTGGGGGTGAATTCGCGCAGCGAAGAGGGGGCGAAGCCCCCTCTCCTTGAACCACTGTCGTTTTCGGGGGTGTCGCCTGCCGACCCGTGGTTGACGACACCCCCCCCCCGCGAACTTAGCATCGATTTTTGGGGATTCGGGACGAAGCGGGCTGATGTTCCTTGGCTTGGCCTCGGCAACTTGAACAACGCCGGGAATGCGGGCCTCTGGTATGTGAACGGCAACAACGGCCTCACCAACGCGAACTGGAACATCGGCTCCCGGCAATCTGGTTGGCACTCTCTCCATCACGTCCCGCCTACCGCGCGCCCGCCAGAGGGCGACGCGGCACGCCCGCTCAACTGAGCGAAATGGCCTCAAGACCACCGGGCCAGTAGCCGGCAGACGCGACCGCTCGGCAGGCAACCAGAGAGGGGAAGGTCTTGAAATCGTACTGCAAGGGCCTCGTGATCGACCGCGAGCACGTGGCCAGGGCCTACGAGCTGTGGTCCAAGGCGCAGGCGGGCCACAAGAACGCCTGGCGCGTGCCCAAGGAGCACGGCAGCGCCTCCGCGCTCATAGACGAGATAGCGGAGGAGGTGGCGGAGCGGCGCCTCACCTTCCGGCCCATCCACCGCTACGAGCACCGCGAGCCCACCAACGGCAAGGTCCGCACCATCGGGGTGGAGTCCGTCAAGCAGCAGGTCGTCGACTACGCCGTGATCCTCGCGATGCAGCCGCTCCTCGACGCAAAGCTCGGATACTGGCAGGTGGCCGGGGTGCCCGGCAAGGGCCAGAGCGCCTGCCGCAAGGCCATGCGCAAGTGGGTGCGGGAAGGCGGCTACCACGTCAAGCTCGACATACGCCAGTGCTACCCATCGATATCGCACGACGTGGTGAGGCGAATCGTGCGCAGGTACGTACGCAGCACCGACGTGCTCTACTGCGTGGACGCGATCCTTTCCACCTACGACCTCGGAGGGCTGGAGATCGGCTCGTTCTTCTCGCTCCAGATGGCGAACCTCGTGATCTCGTTCGGCTACCACCACCTCGAGGGGCTCCACCGCGAGCGACGCGGGAGGAGGATCCCGCTCATAACCCACCAGCTGTGGCACATGGACGACGCGCTCATCCTCTCGCGCGACAAGCGCAGCCTCAAAGCGGCGGTGAGGTCACTCGTGCGCTACCTCCGCGACGAGCTCGGGCTCTCGGTCAAGCCGTGGAAGGTGGCGCGCACCTCCGACGCCGAGCTGCTCGACATGGGAGGCTTCCGCGTGAGGGACGGCAGGTGCACGCTCAGGGCCAAGCTCTTCCGCCGGGCGAGGCGCGCCTTCCTGCGCTTCCGTCGCCGCCACACCCTCCGCCTCGCGTACCGCGTCGTGAGCTACTGGGGATGGCTCACGCATGCCGACACTGATGGTTTCATTCTCCGCAACGGATTGAACCGCGAGTTCAGGATCGCGCGGCGCATCGTGAGCCGTGCGGGAAGGGCGGAGGCATGGAACCCACTACCAGCGCCACAGAGCTGACACCCGTGCACGTGGAGCCGAACGGCTCCGGCGGCACGGACGTGTGGCTGCGTACCAACATCGCCACCGTTGAGGTGGAGAACGACGACGGCACCACCCAGACCATGTGGGTGGCCAACGAGGTGCACGGCATCGTCTCCGGCACCCCGAGCGCCTCCGAGATCGAGGAGGACTTCGACGCGTGGTGGGACGCCTTCCAGCGCGCCTCCATGACCATGCCGGAGCGCATCGAGGAGGTCTATGCCATGGCGGAGCGCGCCCAGGCGCAGGCCGACTTCACCGCGATCCTCACCGATACGGAGGTGGGCGAGTAATGGCAGCCAACAAGATCGAGACCATGGCCAAGACGTACTACGACAAGGGCCTATGGACCAAGGACGACCTCAAGAAGCTGGTCGCCGCCGGCAAGCTCAGCCAGGCGGCATACAAGCGCATCACCGGCGAGACCTACAAGGAGTAGGCGGAGCCACAGGCGCGAGACTCGGAGGGCCGTCCCATGCGGGGCGGCCCTTTTCCGTGCGACATTGGCGGGAACATGCGGGCAGGCAGAGACCACCACAGAGAGGAAAGCCATGCCCCCGTTCATCGACGTGTTCCTGATACCAATTCGCGACAACCTCGCCGCCCAGGTTATGGTCGAGGCGGTGATACTCCTCAGCGGGCTCGACGTCCTCATGGGCGTGGGCACGGCGTGGTTCATCACGCACGACTACAAGAGCGCGAAGCTGCGCGCGGGCTTCATCAAGAAGGTGCAGAACCTCGGCATCATGGCCGCGTGCTCCATCCTCGACACGGCCCTGCTCGTGGGCATCGACCTCAGCGCCGTCCTCCCCTTCCAGATCCCGGAGGGCTCCATCGTGGTCGCCGCGGCCACCACGTTCGTGGCGATGGAGGTCTCCTCGATCATCGAGATCTACGCGAAGAGCCACCCGGAGGTCTCCGACGCCACCTGGTACAAGATGCTCAACCACGGCAAGGGCGGCGAGCTCGACCCCAACGACACGCTCGAGCTCGGGCGCCACATGGGCGGCATGCAATGACGGACCTCGAGCGCCGGTTCACCTACCACCCGCCCAAGGAGGGCCAGCCGGCGGACTTCAAGGCGATACGCAACCGCGCGCGCCGCATGGCGGAGACCGTGGACGACCTCTGCCCGGACGGGCGCGAGAAGTCGATCGCCATCACCAAGATCGAGGAGGCCGTCATGTGGGCGAACGCGGCCATAGCCAGAGGGGGCGAGTAACATGGGGACCGTCCGGGACGTTCTGGAGATCGCCGGCGCGGAGGTGGGCTACTCCCGCTACACGGACCCGCAGGCCGGCACCAAGTACGGGCGATGGTACGCCGGGATCGGCGGCAGCTACTACGCGGAGAGCGGCGTGCCCTACTGCGCCATGTTCGCGAGCTGGGTGCTCGACCGGGCGGGTGTTGCCTGCGCGGGCCTTCCCGGCGCCTACTGCCCCGACATGCTGGAGGCCGCTCGCAGGGCAGGTGCCACCGTGGCCCTCGCAGACGCGCAGCCCGGCGACCTGATCTACTACGACTGGAACGGCGACGGCGAGAGCGACCACGTTGGCATCGTCGTCACCAACTACGGCGGCGCCAACTTCGAGACCATCGAGGGCAACACCTCCGGAGGCGCCACGGGCTCGCAGACCAACGGCGGCATGGTCGCCCGGCGCAGCAGACCGGCGACCTACGTGTGCGGGATCGTCCGGCCCGACTACTCCGGGACGGGTGCGACCGGCAACGGCACCAAGGCCGGCCTGCTCGACGTTGACGGATGGGTGGGGCCGCTCACCGTGCGCGCGTGGCAGGAGCAGCTGGGCACCACCGAGGACGGCGAGATCAGCGGCCAGATGTCAGAGTACGCCTCCCTGTTCCCGCGCGCCTCCGCGATGGCCTACGGCGGAGGGGGCTCCGAGCTCATGCAGGCCGTGCAGGGCCGCATCGGAGTGCCACACCCCACGGGCATCGCCGCCCAGGCGACGGTTCGCCTGCTGCAGGGGTGGCTCATTCTCCGCGGCTACGAAATCGACCCCGAGGAGGGCGGCGTGCTGGGGGAATCGACCGCCAAGGCACTGCAACGCTCGATCAACGCGAAGGAGTGGCTGTGATGGCAGGGAGACCGACGCCAAGGAGCCCGAGGACCAGACCGGCCGGCGCGGCGGTGGCCCTCGTCGCCATGATGCTCTTCGCCGTGCTCGCGCTCGCCGTCTCGTGGGCGCTCTCCCACGACCTCCCGACGGAGGCGGAGCGGCGCCCCGAGCACGTGATCACGCACGACTCCATGACCGTGACGCACACGTATGACGGCCAGATGATCCGCTGGTACGTCATGACCGACCCCGACACGGGCATCGAGTACGTCGTGAACGACCTGGGCGGCACGTGCCCGCGTCTGGACCGCTGGGGCAACGTCATGGGGGTGGACTACGATGGATGACGGACAGATGGGCCCGGCCATGGCGCTCGCTCTCGCTCTCGGCATGGCTGTCTCGTTCTTCCTGTGCGTGAGGCTCCTCGTGTGGGTGCTCTCCGCCCTGATCTCGGTCGTACACATGGCATGAGGACGTGAGCCATCGCTGGTCCCTATCTCACGAGCAGCACGAAGCCCCGCCTGATCGGGTATATCTGCACCCGTTCGCCAAGATTCTCCGCACCTCCACCATGTGCACTCTGCGCAAACTCCCCCTCCCCCGCACCGTCGGAGGCGGGGGAGCTTGCGTTCTCCTCGAAGAGGCAAATCACCCGAACCGTGCCGTCCTCCCGCAGGGTGGCGCGCGACACGAACAGCCGAATGATCTGCTCGGGCGGGTACTCCGCCGCGCTCTCAAGCCAGAACAGCACGGCATCACGGTCCAGCCTCATGCCCTCGACGGCCTCGGCGCTCCTCAGCTCGCGCTCGAGCAGCGCCTGCCGCTCCTTGAGGGCGTCCACGCGCTCCTTGCCGCCGGGTGGGTCCACGCCCCTCTCGATGGCCCTCCATATGTTCTCGTAGGCCCTCTCGATCTCGGCGAGCTCGCCGCGTATCACCTCGGACTGCGACGGCCCATCGTCCTCCCACGCCTCGGCCTCGCACACCATGTCCGCTATGCGCTCCCGCGTGGCCTCGTCCGACAGCGCCTCCAGGACGCTCCCGGCCACGGCCTCCTCGACCCATCCCTTGCGGACCCGGTGGCCGCAACCCGTACATATATAGTAGTAATACGTGCGGCCCGACGACCCGGTGGCGCTCCTCCCGCTCATGCCGTGCGCCGTCCCGTCCCCGTGCTCGTGCCAGAGCTTGCCCGTGAGCGAGTAGTGCGCCTGCCCCTTGTGCCTGCGCGGACCCCTGTGGCTTCCCATGTATGCCTCCAGCCTGTCCTGGTCCTCCGACGACCAGAGCGCGGGCATCCCGCCCTCGACAACCACGCCGGCGTACGTGTAGGTTCCCACGTTCTGCGGACGCCTCAGCATGCGCAGGAGCGTCTGGTGCCGTATCGTCGCCCCGCGCTTGGTGCGGTAGGGCGCGACCGCCCTCACCGCGTCCGCCATGGTGCCTCCACCGAAGAGCGTGTCCCGTGCGAGCCTCAGCACCGCCGCCTCGCCCTCGTTGACCACGTAGCGCCCGTCGGCGCCTATGTCCCAGCCATAGAGCTGCTGCCCGTTTGCGAGGCAACGCTCCGCGTTCTTGTGCACGCCGTCGCGGATCCGCTCCGACAGTATCGCGCTCTCCCACTCCGCCAGCACCTCCAGCATGCCCAGCTGGAGCACGCCGGAGCTGCCCTTGGCTATGCTCTCGCCCGCATACAGGATCTCCACCCCGTCGCGCGCGAGCTGGATCCGCAGCAGCGCCATCTCGTCGCGGTTGCGCATGATGCGCGTCACCTTGTAGATCACGACGTAGTCGAACAGGTGCCGGTCGGCGTCCGCGAGCATCCGCTGGAAGGCCGCGCGGTTGGTGTCGCGGCCCGTCTGGGCATGGTCGCAGTATTCGCCCACTACGGCGAGCCCGTGCTCCTCGCAGTAGGCGCGGCAGTTCTCCACCTGGATCTCGATGGACTCGTCGCGCTGGTTGTGGCTTGAGAACCGCGCGTATATCGCCGCGCGGTCGCGCGTCCGCCTTGCCATATAATGTAACCGCCTTCCCGTCCTAGGTTTGGGGATTGGCACGCGCCCCACGTGATGCTTGCCGGCTACGCGGGGCGCATTGCTATAGGTCCATTCGTTGGGTCTTTCCCTGGTTGATCACGTCGTGCACCCTGAGGATCCGGTACCCCTTGTTCTCCCAGACGCCCTGCGCGTTGAGGTGCTGGGTCACCTCAAGGTCGGCGATCAGGTTGTCACCGATGCCGAAGGCGTACTCGTGACGCTCCAGCTTCCCGAAGAACTCCTGGTCCGCGACCGTCGCCGAGATCTTGAAGCCCTGCCAGTAGAGCTCCCACTTCCTCTTCGTGCTCGCCTCCAGCACCGGCTTGGTGACCGAGAGGGCCGCGCGCTCCATGACGTTGACCCGCTGGCTCCCGACGGCGCACTCCGGCGCCGACTTGAGCTGTGGGAACTCCTCCCTCGTCGCCTTGAACCCCTCGGTGCCCTCCGAGGAGATGAGCAGCCCCTCGATGCGCTCGTCGTTCTCGCCGGCGGCGAACATGCTCTCGGCGGCAGCCGACGCCGCGGCAGACCCCGAGAGGTTGTAGACGTAGTTGTTCACCACGAACGTGGAACCATCCCCCGCCGTGATCCGAACGCCACCCACCTCGCTCGCTATCTCCTTCGGAGCGCCCTTCTTCCCGAGGAACCGCCGCAGCTCGAGGTACTTGTGCGTGGTGTCAATCACCTGCGAGATCTGCCCCGACATGGTGGCGAGCGTCCCGAGCAAGCCCGGCGCGTCATTCATGACCGCCGTGAGTATCGCCTCGAGGCAACCCGGCCGCGTCGCCGTGATGTTCACATCGAGCCGCATCCCCGGCTCGACCTCGCCGGCGGCCTCCTGGAGCACGCGGGAGTAGCCGAGCAGCACGCTCACGAACGTGTCGACCGAAACCTCCTCGAGCTCGCCGTCGAACTTGACCGCTACCGTCCTCTTCTCCACCGCTCTCCTCCAGAACATGGCACCACCTCCGCCTCCATCCTGCGCCTCGCGCCAGACGGTAATACAGAAGTAGCGCGACCCCTCAGTCCATCTCCCTCGCCGACTGGACCCACACGACGGTCCCCACGAGCCGGATCGGCCCGTCCTCCTCCGTCAGCACTATGTCGGGGTGCTTCCCGTAGCTGTCGGCCACGAGCATCAGCGTGTCGCCGCCGCGGTACCACCTGCGCATGACCGCGTCGTAGTTCTCGGTCTCGACTATCGCGATGCTCCCGTTGTGGGGCTCCATGTCCGGGTCGTACACCACCGCCATGCCGTCGGGCGCCACCCTGTTCATGCAGTCGCCCTCGACTATGAGCGCGCGGGCCCGCGGGTGGCTCCTCAGCAGCGAGGCCGGCACGTCCACGGTGCGCTCCGTCTCCCCCTCCTCCGAGAAGGGCCCCGCATGCACGCTGCCCAGCGTCGTGAGCGGCACCGTGGCATCCCCGTCCGCCCGCACAGAAAACGAGCCAACAGCATCGGTCTCCTCGTCGATAACCGCTCCCTTGTTAACTCCAAAATGGTCCGCAATGCGTTGAACGGCACCCATGCGTGGCACCGCCCGCCCGTTCTCCCACTGGGAGACCGCCATGGCGGAGACTCCGGCGACACGCCCAAACTCCTCTTGTGTCAGCCCGGATTCCGCGCGTATGCGCCTCAGATTCTCGGCAATGCTCATAGGTCACCACCCCTCGTTTGCAAAAGTTAATTTACAGAATATAGCAAAATCTATTTACAATCACTATATGTTTGTCTATAGTTATGCCATCGAGAGGAGGTGAAGGCATGACGCTAGAAGAAGCACGCAAGCAGGCACGCTACTCACAGGAAGCCGTGGCCGGTGAGCTGGGCATTTCGCGCCCTACATATGCCAAGATGGAGAAGAACCCCGACATTGTGACCATTGAGGACGCCAAGAAGTTGGCCCAACTCTTTGGCGTGAGCGTCGGGGATATTTTTTTCTCTACCGACTGTAATTAAACCTATAGTTCAGCACTTGAAAGGAGCAACACCATGAGCAAGAACGACCACACCTACCAGCACGAGGACGTGATGCAGGCCATCGTCACCGCCCTGCTGTTCGGCGAGAAGGCCGGCCTCGCCGCCATCGCCGAGTACGACACCGAGCCCGAAACGGAGGTCGTTGAGATCCACCCCGAGGGCGGCAGCGTCCTACACGTCACCGCAGAGGCAGCCGGCATGCTCGCCGAGGCGCAGGCCATCCTGTTCGACGCCCGCGAGGACGGCCTCATGGACTCCATGCCCAACCGCGTCAACCACTACCTGCTCGCCGACCCGCAGCTCGACGACGAGGACCGCGCCAGCCTCAGCGAGCTCTTCGGCATCCTCTCCGACGCGTTCGGCAAGCGCGAGGAGCCCGAGGGCGAGCCCGACCGCGAGGACGAGGCCGCCGAGATCGACATGAGCGAGGTCACCCCCGGCAACACCGAGAGGGTCTACCGCGACCAGCCCATCCCCGAGAGGGAGGCATGAGCCCCACGCAGCTCGCCTTCGCGTTCTTCCTGCGCAAGGCCATCGCCGACTTCTACAAGGACCCGGACAACGTGAGGAGATACCAGCAATGGAAACAGGAAAGGGACGCAGCCGCCGCCAAGCAAGTCCGCGTCCCGTGCCCCACAGGGCAAGCCAAAGCATAGCACGACACGCCCGCCCGTACGACTACCGCGCCGACCTGCGCGACGAGCTCAAGGGCATGGCGTTGACCGCGCTCGCGTTCCTCGCGTGCATGGCCTTCGGCGCGCTGCTCGCGTGGTGCGTCATGTGCCCCGACTACGAGCCCGTCAGCCGCGCCGAGTGGGATGCCATGTGTGCGCAGGGGGCTACCGAATGAGCGCGCAGGGGCCCTACGCCATAGCCCAGAAGGCATGCCGCTGGGTGCGCCGCAACCCAGACTCGTGGCTCTCTCTGCTCGCCCTCTGCGAGTCGTTCAGCAGCGTGCGCCCCTATGGCGCCACAGCCCGCCTGCGCCGAGGCGACCTCTACAACTACGCGCAGCAGGTTGGCCTCTCCGTCACCCTCTGCAAGGAGTTCCGCTTCGACAACAACATGTGGAGCGCCCTCAGCCGCTACGCCATCATGTGCCGCCCGCACCTCTCCGAGGTGATACGCCCGCGCAGCTGCGAGCTCGACGGCATCGACATGGCCTCGGTGTGGGCCGTGTGCGTGGG